TATGCAACAGTGGCGGTTGGTGACAACCAGACTTTGATGTGTCTTTGGACGGTTCCTGCGGGGCACACGGCGTATCTTCATCAAAAAGATGTGTCGTCATCTTCTTCCGCTGGAAAGTTTTCTATTTTTTCTTTGCTATCTCGGCCCAAGGACGGTGTGCTTAACATAAAAGACAGGGTTTTGCTGGCAAATAACAGCACGGCTATATCATATTGGAACCCTATTGTTTTTAGTGAATGCACAGATATTGAAGTCCGGACACAGGCGGACTCTGCTGGTGGTACAATTACCGCATCTGCTACTCTTGATATAACCTACATTAAAAACGCGGGACCTCTCTGATGCCTAAGATCGACAAGTCCAAGATGAAATGCAACAAGCCCAAACGCCAGATCTCTGGCGGCAAGAAGTCTGTTGTGAAGGCGTGTAAGGACGGCAAGGAGAAGATCATTCGATTTGGCGATGCCAATATGACTATAAAGAAGTCTAACCCTGAAAGGCGTAAGTCGTTTCGTGCGAGACATGGTTGCGACAAGGGGACTTTAGACAAACTAAAGGCCAAATACTGGTCATGTAAGGCGTGGTGATGAAGGTTGATTTTAATAACGTAGCGTCAATTCTGACTGTTGGCCTTTTAAGTTGGGGCGCGTTGCAGCTTTATCAACTTAAAGCGGAAACAGCGGTGATTACTTATCGGGTAGGTGAAAACTACGACATGATAAAACCTATGTGGCAAGACTTTTTAGTAAGGAGCGCACGTTACAATGAGTATCAGCAGAACATCCATGCCGTTCCAAATATCCAAGCCTCCAGAGGGGAAAAATAATGCCAAAGGACGCGTGTTACAAAAAAGTAAAGGCTCGCTACAAGGTTTTTCCAAGCGCCTACGCAAGCGGAGCAATAGCAAAGTGCCGAAAAGTGGGGGCCGCAAACTGGGGAGACTCTTCTAAGAAGCGCAAGCGTCCTGTAAAGAAGAAGTTGAAGAACGGTGGATTTATTGCTTACGGGTGTGGTTCTGTTGAAGAGGGTCGTCGTAAAGAGACGAATACTTACTAATGGCGGTTCGTAAGACAAAAAAGGGCGCGGCCCTCAAACGCTGGTTTAAGGAAGACTGGAAAGATGTTAAAACAGGCAAGCCTTGCGGTCGCAAAGAGGGTGAAAAACGTAGTACTCCATACTGTCGACCAACTAAACGAGTCTCTAGCAAGACTCCAAAAACTAGCGGGGAAATGACAGCGAGCGAAAAACGTAGTAAGGTACGTCAGAAGAACAAACTGGGACAGCCTGCTGGCAAGCCACGTCGCGTGTCAGCAGCCAAACGGAAAAGGACAAAGAAGTCATGAAAAAGGCAATACCCGCAGGGAAAAAAGGCGCAGGCATGAGAGCTTTGAAGAAGTCGGCTCCAGAGGTTGCGTCACGCATGGGCTATAAGTATGGCGGCAAGGTTGGTTATCGTAACGGCGGTGCAGTCATGGCTGGTAAAAAGCCCAAGCAATGTAGCATGAGCTAACGATATGGCTACGTCAGGATCAAGAGACTTCAATCTCGATGTCGGTGAGATTATCGAGGAAGCATACGAGCGGTGCGGAATAGAAGTACGCACGGGTTACGATGCCAAGACGGCACGTCGGTCTCTGAACCTGATGTTTGCCGACTGGGCTAACCGCGGCATAAACTTGTGGACAGTAAAGGAAGGCACGATCACGCTTACGCAGGGTCAAGCCACTGAGACGTTGGCTACTTCGGTGGTTGATGTCCTTGAAGTGGTGCTTCGCCGGGGCGGTACAGACTATGAGATCGAGCGTATTAGTAGGGGCGAATATGTGACACTGCCCAACAAGACTACGCAGGGTCGGCCTAGTCAGTATTGGTTAAACAAGCAGATTGCTCCGATAATTAACCTGTGGGCTACTCCTGAAAACTCCACGGATCAGTTAATTTATTATTATCTTCAGAGGATCGAGGACGCCGATGCGTTGGTCAACACTACTGATATGCCTTTCCGTTTCTATCCTTGTATGGTTGCTGGTCTGGCCTATTATATCGCCATGAAGCGTACTCCGGAACGGATCCAGCTTTTAAAGGCTGTTTACGAAGAGGAGTTCCAACGCGCAGCGGATGAAGACGAGGATCGAGTTCCGTTGAAGTTGCAGCCTAGTATGAGGTATATGAGGGTATAATGGCTTACGCGTCTGGTAAAAACGCATGGGGAATATCTGACCGCTCTGGCTTTCGGTATAGACTGAGGGACATGAAAAAGGAGTGGACGGGTGCGCTTGTGGGTCCAGACGAGTGGGAGCCCAAGCACCCGCAGCTTTATCCTCCGAAGGCATATCCCGATCCGCAGGCTCTTCGTGACCCTCGTCCAGAGAGTGGTTTAGCGGAGCAGAGAAATATTCAGTGGAGTTGGAACCCTGTGGGTGGACCTCCTGACAATGGTATAAATCCGCCAAACAACTTAGTAGCTGTTGGGTCGGTAGGAACGGTGACGGTGACAACATGAGTATGACATATGGCGAACTGAAGCAGGCTCTTCAGGATTACACGGAGAATGACGAGACGACCTTCGTCAACAATCTTCCATTGTTCATTCGTTTAGCCGAGGAGCGAATACTAAAGAACGTGTCGCTTAATCTGTTTCAAAAGAATCAGTTTGGCAACATGACCAGCGGCAATCAGTATTTGGCTGCGCCTTCTGACTTTCTAGCGCCGTTTTCTTTGAGCTTTGATGTCAACGGTGACGCAGAGTTCTTATTGTTTAAAGATTTGGATTTTGTGCAGACATACACTCCGGACCCGACAACGACGGGCCAACCTAAGTATTATGCGCAATTTGATGTCGACAATTTTATCCTCGCGCCGACCCCCGATGCGAACTATACTGTTGACATACATTATCTGTACCGACCAGCGTCGTTGACGGCGGGAGCGGACAGCGGAACGACATGGTTAAGTCAGAACGCCGAGCTCGCCTTGTTATATGGATCGTTGGTCGAGGCTTATATCTTTATGAAGGGTGAGCCTCAGATGATGCAGTTATACGAGCAAAGAATGCAAGAATCTGTTGCTCGCTTGAAAAACCTTGGCGAAGGCCAAGAAACCAACGACGAATACCGCAAGGGACCCGTCACAAGACAACGCACATAAGGAGATGCACAATGGCCTTTAATGGTAATTTTATGTGTACAACTTTTAAGCAGGGTCTCCTGAACGGGGATTTTGATTTTAGTTCGGGCACATCACATGTATTTAAGATCGCACTGTACACGAACAGCGCGGTTCCCACGGACTTCGGCGCGTCATCCGGTACGGACATGAACGCTAGTGTTGAGTTTTACGCTACCAACAATGAGGTTGCGGCTACAGGTTCTGGGAGCAACCCATATGTTGCAGGAGGTGGGACACTGGTAGTTTCCGCAGTTCCTGCGACCAGTGGAACAACTGCGTTTTTGAGCTTTAGTACGGAAACATTTACAAACGCTACGATTACGGCGCGTGGAGCGATTATATATCGTTCAGACGCATCAGCACCGACGAACGATGCTTGTGTGGTTCTGGACTTTGGTGCGGACAAAACCTCAACATCTGGGGATTTCACCATTACGTTCCCAACGGCGGATGCTTCTAGCGCCATTATTCGAGTAGGCTAATGGCAGATATTATCGTAGCCTTTAAGGGCTGGAACTCTTCTGCGCAAGCGTGGGGTTCCAGTACTTGGGGTAACGATAATGCGTTGCCCGGAGCAACGGGCGTTGTTGGCGACGGTACGACGGTATCCGGAGGTGGATTAGCCCCAACCACAGGTCTTGCGGCTACTGGTGCGGTTGGTGCGGTTACGATATCGGCCTCGGCAACTACGACAATTTTAGGCAATACGGGCGTAGCAGCAACGGCGGTTGTTGACAGCGATCCTCTGGTTGTTACAGGAAGCTCGACTACAACGGTTCTTAATGACACGGGCGTAGCAGGCACTGGCGCTGTAGGCGCAGTGACCACGACAGGGTCTTCTACTATTGCCGTAACAGGGGTAGCCGCCACCGCGGTGGTAAATGCGGATCCTTTGGTTATAACAGGGTCTTCTACTACCACGGTATTGGGGAACACCGGGGTCTCTGCTACAGCAGTAGTGGACAACGGCACGATTGTTTCAGCTTCTTCGACCACCACGATATTGGGTGATACAGGCGTCACAACTCCAACACAAGTTGGAGACCCTACTATCACGGTTGAAAACAAGTTCCCTGTTACAGGAGTTTCTGCCACAGGAGCGGTAGGAAAAGTTCTTGTGTGGAGCCGTATTGTTCCAAATCAAAATCCAAGCTATACTCCCGAACAACCGACACAATCCCCCGGATGGTCTGGCGAAACGCCGACACAATCTCCGGGTTGGACCCGAACAGCAGCATAGGAAAACACCATGCCCAGTACATATACAACGAATAACGGCCTTGAAAAGATTGGAACCGGGGAACAGTCCGGTACATGGGGCGATACCACAAACCTTAACTTTGACATTTTGGATCAGGCCCTAGACGGTCTGGTCACAATTACGGCAACAGACACGGGGTCCAGCGGATCCCCTAACAGTTTACCTATTACGGATGGAACTTTATCTGATGGGCGCAATCGCCTGATTATCATTACAGATGGCGGTGATTTAGGTGGCAGCGTTTACTACCAGCTTACTCCAGCGGATGCGGAGAAGATCGTATTCTTGCGCAACAGCCTGTCTGGATCTCGTGATTTAATCTTGTTTCAAGGGACGTACAACTCGGCTCGAGATCTGATTGTTCCCGCTGGCAAAGACGTAGTTGTTAAGTTCAGCGGAACAGGCACGTCTACTGCGGTTGTTGCGCCTGTGTTCGCGGATTTGAGCTTGGACGCGGCGACTATTGGTTCTGCGGATATTAACGGCGGCACGATTGACGGGGTCACGATTGGTGTAACGTCGGTTGCCACAGTTATTAATGTCGATAATCTGAAGCTCGATGGAAACACGCTTTCGTCTACGAATACAAATGGCAACGTGGTTCTTGCGCCGAATGGGGACGGCGACGTACAGTTGGACGCGGACACGGTTCGTGTGGGCGACAGTAACACTGACGTTACTATTACGACCAACGGGACTGGGGATTTGACCCTTAACACCAACGGCGGTACGAACTCTGGTTCGATTGAAATTCAAGACGGTGTTAATACAAACATCATTGTTACCGCCAACGGGACTGGTAAACTTGAGCTTGCAAACGGAGATATTACAACATCTGCGTCTACTGGTTCGGATGCGGCGGGTACAGACCTGACGATCCAAGCGGGTGCGTCTACTGGTAACGCGGCTGGCGGGGATATGGTCTTCCAGACTACGCCTGCGGGTGCGGGTTCCGGTACAAACCTAAACAGTTATACCACGGTGTTAACGCTTACAGACGACAGCAAGCTCAAGATTGGTACGTCGACAGCGGTCAGCAGCATCTTGGATGAAGACGACATGTCCTCTAACAGCGCCACTGCGTTGTCTACTCAACAGTCAATCAAGGCTTATGTTGATGCACAGGTTGGCACGGTTGATACGCTTGCCGAGGTTCTAGCTAACGGCAACACGACTGGCGGTACTGCTATTCAGATGACCACGACTGATGAACTTCAGTTCCGCGATACTGGTTTAAAGATTAGCTCATCCGCAGATGGTCAGTTGGACATTGATTCTGACGGCACAATCGACATTAACGCTACAACTTCAATAGCCTTTGACACCGACACCCTCTTTGTTGATAGCGCGAATGATCGGGTGGGGATTAATAATACAGGGGCTGCAGGATACGATTTATATGTTGGCAATGGCCTAACGGGAACAAAAGCCTTTGCTCTTAACGGTCAGGGTTCCAGTTCTTCTGTAATGAACCTTGACTTGCTTGGAGGTGGAACAGGAAACCCAACAGGGCGTATTGCGTTTTCGTCTAGTACAGAGGCTCTATCTTTTTCCACTGGTGATAATGCTTCTATTACTACAGCCATGACCATCGACTCGTCGCAGCGGGTTTTGATTGGTACTAATACAGCTAGAGCCGATTTGTTTAATACGACTGCTACAGCGGCGCTTCAGGTTGAGGGAACAACAGGAAACACTTCGGCAGCTTCGATTGTCAGAAACAGTAATGATGATAATGGTCCTCAATTTATATTAGGAAAATCTAACGGAACATCTGTTGGATCAGATACAATTGTTACGGATAACGCTTTGTTAGGACGCATTTCCTATCAAGGCGCGGATGGCTCTGAACTTGTTGAAGGAGCAAGAATAGAGTCACAAGTTGATGGTACTCCCGGTGCCAACGACATGCCCGGACGCCTTCAGTTTTATACAACGGCAGACGGCGCATCTTCCCCAACGGAGCGTATGCGGATTACGAGTGACGCCAAAGTAAGTATAAACAAAAGTAATCCATCATACACGCTAGAGGTGCAAACATATGGCACAAATAACGGAGATATGCGGGTCGGTGGGTCGTCGGGTAATACCGCTACAGGTTTAAGTTTTGATTACTCTAATTCAGGAACAACTACGGCGACCATCCAAAACAATTATGGCACATCTAGCGGTAGCGCGTTGCTCACTATTGGTTCAGGCAAGACTGATTTTAAAACAGGTACATCTCAATCCTTAGGTATGCGCATCGACTCGTCGCAGCGGGTTTTGATTGGTGGGCAAACAACCGCCCGTAGCACTTTTTCAATTACAACTTCTGGCGGGGTTGAACTCAGTGTTGAAGGTACAAATGCCGATAATTCCAAAATTGCAACTGTGAGAAATACAGATGGTGTAAATGGACCGTACCTTGTTTTGGGTAAGACCCGTGCTTCCGCTGTAAATGGAGTAACACAGGTTGTAAATGGTGACCAGCTAGGATCTTTAAGCTTTCAAGGTGCTGATGGCGTGCAGATGCGTGAAGCCGCACTTATTCGCGGTGAAGTAGATGGCGCAGTAGATGGCAGCGGCGCTGCCGACATGCCCGGACGCATGATCTTTGCCACGACTCCAGACGGTTCGGTAAGCGCAACGGAGCGTATGCGGATTAATTCGTCAGGTATGGTAATCATTAACAATGGTAACGTTTCGACAGGCGCTGGCACAAACAAAGCCTTGCTACAAGTTGCTAATATTGACACAACTTCCGACTGGACGGCTATTAATACTGGCGCAAACGGTTATGCGTCTACAGCCAACGAGATAGCTGTACTAAACACCGCTAACCAAGACTTAAACGGTTTTGCGGGTATTTTCTTGCAAGCGGGTGAGAACTCAAATGGCTCCTCAATTAATTCCGCTCGTATTGGTGCGATTAAAACATCCACAAGTGGCACAAACACAGATTTAGGTTTTGCTGTACGAGGCGGCGACGCAGTTATGGCCGAAGCCATGCGGATTGACTCGTCGCAGCGGGTTGTTATTGGGTCAGCCAGTGTTTCTCAAAAATGGTGGAACAGTACATCGTATGGAACGCTTTTTGGTGTAGAAAACAATAACCGGACAAACGCCAATTTTTATGTGACTGGTGGATTTATCAGGAATAGCTCCGACAGTGAAGGTCCACAAATAGCTTTGGGTAAAAGTCGTGGCACTACTTCGGGTTCTACAACAATAGTTCAAAATGACGATACAATCGGACTTATTACCTCGCAGGGGGCCGATGGAACCAATTTAGTCGAAGCGTCGAGAATCTCGACCGCAATTGACGGAACGCCCGGTGCCAACGACATGCCCGGACGTTTGCAATTTTTCACCACAGCAGACGGTGCATCATCCCCAACCGAGCGTATGCGGATTAGGAATTCAGGTACGACTATTATTGACAGAAGTGGGGAGAATATCACCACAGCCACCACAGGTGCGGCTCTTGAAGTCCACGATGGGCATTTGGTTCACAGTCTACAAGGTTCAGCACAAGGTTCTCGTACCTTTGTTAAGTTCTTCCAATTTAACAATGCAAATGGCACAGCGCCGACATCGGCTACATTAACACTAAGCGGTTTTAACGGAGAGTTTTACTGTAAAATTACCTTGGTTGGTTTAAATTCATATAGCGGAAACAGTTCACTTACATACATAAATGAAAGCGTTGGTTACCCGGGCGGAACTGGGTTTACCGTTATTTCTGCTAACCGATACGGTGCGGGGACTGGTTTTTCGTTTGGTACAGCGACTTTTACTGGTAGCACAATTAGTATCCCAGTCACGTCAGGAGGAACCTCTTATCGTTTTTTTGCTACGGCTGAAATAATCAGTATCGGCATCCTAAACGATCCCGCATTTGCATACTCTTAACCCGTAATCAGCAAGGAGAAACAAACAATGGCTGTTACACACACTTGGTCAGTAAATGACCAGCTTCAAACCAGAACACAGGACGGGCTTTCCGAAGTCGTATTCTCTGTTGTCTGGAATTT